GAGGCTATTAAGAGTACCTTGTCTCATCCCGCTTTGACGGTCAAGCCCCGCTTAGGTGCTCAGGTCCATGTGCGCAAGTATTACCAGATAGGGTCTATGTCCCCTCCAAACCGGTATCTTGTGCACAATTCATCACTTAATAATCTGGAGCGTGGTGTATTGACTAGGGTCTTCTACGTTAAAGGAAGGCCAAAGCCAATACCTGTTGCTGGGATCTATGTGGAGCGTTTGCGATATTTTCGCGACTTGATGTTTAAACGTCTACCTCGGACCACCCCTGTTGATTATGCTGGGTTTCTCCAGTATTACAAGGGTCGTAAGTTAGCCGTTTACACCAAGGCCGTTGAGAGTTTGCTTACCAGTGGCATTACTCAACGGGATGCCCACATTAAAGCTTTTGTTAAGGCTGAGTTTATTAATTCAGATGACAAGCCTGATCCTGATCCGAGAATAATTAGTCCTCGTGAACCCAGATACAATGTTGAGGTAGGGCGTTTTTTGCGACCCTTGGAACACCATGTATATCGAGCTATTGCCGACATTTATGGTGAACCTACGGTCGCAAAAGGGTTTAATTCTGCCCAACTAGGTAAAATCATTAGTGACAAGTGGGACAAGTACTCCTCCCCCGTTGCTGTTGGTCTTGATGCTTCACGCTTTGACCAACATGTGGGTGTTCAAGCACTTAAGTGGGAACACTCAGTGTACAACGGTGTATTTAGGAGCCCTGAATTGAAGCAGTACCTTACTTGGCAACTTAGAAATGTTGTCCGTGGGTATTGTCGAGACGGGACACTTAAGTACGTAGTAGACGGATGCCGTATGAGCGGTGATGTTAATACTGCTCTTGGCAATTGCCTTTTGATGTGTGCATTGGTCCATGCATATGGTAAGCATGTTGGTGTGCCGCTGTCGTTGATTAACAATGGCGATGATTGTGTGGTCATATTTGAAAGCCATTACCTGGCACAGTTTTGTACTGGGTTGGATGCTTGGTTTTTGGAGATGGGGTTCAACATGAAAGTTGAGGCTCCTGTTTACCACATGAGCCAGATTGAGTTTTGTCAAACTCATCCAATCTGGACACCAACTGGTGTTGTTATGGTGCGAAATTTTCCAAAGTCTTTGGCGAAAGATTGTCTTTCACTCAAACAACTTGGATCTCGTGCTGTATCCAAAGCATGGATTGATGCTGTTGGTCAGGGTGGGCTTTCTATGTCAGCTGGGATCCCTGTTATGCAGGAATTTTATTCCGCGTATATTCGGAATGCCAACCGCATAGAATTGACCCGACATAACCGATTTAGTCGGTCTGCCAGCAGGCGTCATAAAACCGTCGAAATCGAAGGAGGACTTAGTTGGTTGAGCAATGGCATGAAGGGCCATTACTCACCGGTACACCCTAAAACCCGTTATGAGTTTTATTTGGCTTTCGGGATTTTTCCTGATCAGCAGGAAAACATCGAAAACTATTATAAAACCATCGAGTTTGGTGTGGAGGTCAAGCGTCATAGACTTGACCTCTTGCCACAGTGGTTCTAGTGGGAATTGGGTCGCTGGATTTAAATGGACCAAAACGTTTGGAGCAATCCTGTAAATATTTACGTGCTAATCAGAATGCCGAGAGACTGCACGGCTCCTCCCTTAGGGGATCCAGCGATGAACAGTCCGGGCGTCATATACCGGATCCAATACAATATGACAAAACGACGAAATCGAAAGCGATCACCCCAAAAGAAACGTGCCCCCCGGCGAGCTGCACCCAACTCATATTCTATGAGGCCTGGTGAGTATGCTACACCTGGAGGTGGTACAGTACAAGTCCCTGCCGCTTATGGTGGGGCAAGAGGGAAGAGAAATATCTTCCCTCTTTCTCGTGGTGTTGGTGGTAATATGCGCGTAGCGAATTTTGAGCAAATGATTGCGCTCACTGGGAGTAATGGTACCTTCAATGTTGGGGGTTATCAAATTAATCCCGGCCTGTCCACACAATTTGCTTGGCTTAGCTCCATTGCCGCGAATTACCAGGTATTCAAGATACATTACATGCGGTTTGTTTATGTGCCCGCATGTCCAACAACCACGAGTGGAACAACGTTTTTATATTTGAATTATAATATTAATACGTCTGCTCCAACAACTTTGGCCCAGGTAGACTTGAGTCCTTACTCATGTTCTGGTCCAGCGTGGCTTGGTTCCCCTTGTGACGCCGCAGTTGCCTTTTCAAAGGACCTGCAAGTGTCTCATTCCATCCATGTTGACCTCGATGTAAGTAAGTTGGAGCTGCCACGTTATAACGTCCGCACGGGTCAAAACGCAACTTTAAATACTGGAGGTGCTTTAGGCGGCACTATCCCAGCTGGCCTCACATTTACCGCAGGCACCATTCCTGATTTTTCAGGACGTCCCTGCACCCTTTACTACGGTTCCAATACCAATACTGCATCTGTCATTGGCATCATTTATGTTGCTTATGACATTGAGTTCTCCGACCCGGTCGCTACGGGTCTGGATACTTAGATGTCGTATGTGCCTAAATGGTACTGGGACCCCCGGTTTCTGGAAAGTGCTGAGATTATGGTGTCTAATGCCCGTTCTCTCGCTGCTTATCCCACTCGCATTCAAGATAACTTCTTCCGTGATAGTGTTCATCGTACTCGTGGTCTGATGGACGCTTTTGCAGATGCATCTTCACCTAACATCGTGTCTCGTATCGTCACCCCTGGTGGTGGGGATCCCTTACGTGGTTTCCCTGACGTTTCTGAGACCTTCAGCCCTTTGCCTCGTGGGCTGGAGGAATATGATGCTTTTCTTGGTGAGATGACTGGTGAAATTCCAACCTCGTGGTTGAGCGAGGTTTCAATTGACCCAGTGGTGGCTGATCAGTTTGGCCTCCCTTTTACTGGTGATGTCTTGTTCGATAATTCAGCTGCCTTTGCTGATTATGCTTTTGAGCAAGGCATTGCTAGCAGGCTAGCGGCCCTTGAGGGGCCGTCTGTGTTGGAGCCCCTATTGGCTGAGGATGCTGCTTTCCTCGCCGCTTTGGAGGCACCGCACACATTGGCCACTGCAATAACGCTGGAAGCTGAGGGTGTTATTATTCCCTCCTTGTATGCGGAAACATCCGCCATGATTGCTGCAGCGAGTGCTGTGGCTGGTCTGGTTGTTCTTGTGGTTGGTGCGGGCCTTTTGATTGCCTATTTATCCAGCGCGGAACAGAAACCTGAGGAGGTGGTGGTGAAGGAGC